GATGGTATTTTATCAACATCTATATCTTTTAATTGAATAGTTCTTTTTTTTTTATTTAAATTTTTCTTAATTTGTTTATTTTGTCTATCTTCCATTAAATTTTCTATTCTATTATCCATAGGTATTTTATTAATATGAACTATTGGATATGTTAATTTTTTATTATTTAATATATATACTATTTCATGTAAATATATATTTTTATTTTCTATATTAGTATATATATTACCTGTATTTGTAATATACCAATTTCTAGTCTTATCATTAATTTTATCATATATATCTCGATCTAATAATATTGGCACCAGTTTAGATTTATAACGAGTTCTTATTATAGTATATTTTTTATTATTATATGTTATATTTAGATTATCATTAAATAATACCATATATATGATTTATATATGATTTATATATAAAAAAATTATATTGGATTTATTATTATTATTATTTAGAATCTCTTAGAATTAGATATTCTTTTGAATACGTTATAAAAAAATTGAAACAGATTTTTACAAATTATAAATAACTTGTAAAAATCTCTTAGAATTTTTGTTTAGACTTAAATTGAAAATTTAAGTCAAAAAAAAATTGAAATCCATAAATCATTGAGAAACCTATAATAATAAGTATATATCATCATCAAAAGATGACTTCCCTTTCTGCTTCTTCTTCTGTCTCGATGTCCGTTGAGGACCTCCTGACTCGTTATCCTTTCATTGCCGACGCCTCCAAGGTTTGTCGCGATGAAAAGATGACAGATACACCTCTTGGTGAGGCGTATCTTGAGGAAATTGTATACTCTCTTTGCCATAACATCTGCAATCTGAGTACCACCGACAAGACTGTGCCTCCTCAGGCCGAGTACAATCGCATCGTGCTCTCCGGTCTTGTCTCGGTGGACACCCCATCACTTATCAAGCATCTCATTCGACTGTCCAACTATAGCAATGAGCATTTTGCAGAGTCGAGCATTCTTGCAACTCTGCGCGGATTCAAGCGTCCTTCCAAGGAGGAGTTTAATGACAATCGCGCTCTCTACGTACACGACAAGCTTCTCGACACCACCATCGGCGAGGTTCGCGATACCGATCTGATTCGTGCAGCTCGTCTGTACGTCCGGAATATGATGCTGCGGTTCTTCCGCACTGATGATCCGGACGAGAAGAGCGAGAATCCCCGCACTAAAAAGATGGAGTTGCGATGTGTGTCGGAGCGTTGTACCTTTCGTCGCGGCGACCGCAACATCACTACGCAAGAATTCACTCAGTTTCTAGACGATCTTCTCGCTACACAGCGTCTGTTCCTTAACTACTCTGACCAGCTAGATGAGTTCTCCTTCTACAAGGTTGCGGCGCTCACAGCAAAGAAGATGCGTGACGACTTTGCCACCAAGCGTGCTGCCGAAAAGCAGGCAACTCGCGACACAGTGCGTTCTCCCAATCCGCATCATGTGCAGAATACCACACAGCAGGTGAAAACAAAGAGACGCGATGCCACAAAATCAGCTGCAACCGCGCGGCCGGATACTAGCGTATGTGCATCTGAATCACCTGCCAAGATTGTTTGGGCATCTGCTCCACCTACCAATAACAAATGGGCTGAACGCAAGAAGGTCGTAGACGAGACAGCGGACACAGTTGTGCAGCCAGCACCCGAGACAGTTGCTGACGCCGAGCAAGATCCCATTTCCGAAGAGGACAATGAATTTGCGACCGTGATGGTGCGCAATGCTCGTCGTGGAAATACTCGGCGCTTTGAGTCGCGTGCTGAGCGCACCTAAGGTGCGTGTGTTGGGGTGCGTGTGTTGGGGTGCGTGTGTTGGGGTGTGTGTGTAAGTCATTATATATCAACCATTAATCTTTTCTTTATCAAATAAAAATTAGATAAAAATTAAATGTTTATTTATTTATATTTATTTTAATATAAATATTTATTAATATAAGTATATATGACAGGAGGATTATTAAGTATAATATCTTATGGAGTTGATGATTTGTATTTAACGGGAGCTCCGCAAATTACTTTTTTTAAAATTGTATACCGTAGACATACTAATTTTTCTATTGAATCTATTGAAGTAGGATTGAAAACTGATATGAATTTTAATGATCAATATGAAATGATAATAGACAGAACTGGTGATTTAATTGGAAAAGTTTATTTAAAAATTAAATTTCCAAAAACATATTTTTCATATTCACAATTTGGTTTTACATCAAGTGTTGATACTAATTTATATAATCCATCTGGTAATTTTAATATAGTTCAACAATTTATGCAATATAATACTCAAGCATATAGAGATGTATATGCAGATGCACAAGTTCAAAATTCAAATACACAAGATATGTTGAATGCAATATATAATGATTTCTCGGGTAATGCTGCACAACAAGCTTTAATTAATTATAACAATTTAATGATTACTGAATTAAATGCAACTAATAAAAATTTATTATATAGTTCAAATATTTATAATTTATATTTAAAATACAATAATATGAATACAATTTCTGGAACAGATTTTTTTTCACTTGTACAAAATGCATTTACTTATTCTCAACAATGTTATCAATATTATTGGCTACAATATAGTAATTACCAGCAACAAGTAGATATTAATTCGCAAAACAATTTAAAATTTGCATGGAATAATAATATCGGCCATAATATTATTGAATATGCTGATGCTACATTAGGAGGAGAACAGATTGATAGACACTATGGAAATTTCTTTCAAGTGAATTATGACTTAACAAAAACATATTATATGCAACCAGTATATAATCAATTAATTGGTAATCTTGAACAATTAACTATTTATAATGAAATACCAAAACCATCTTATTTTATTACAATTCCTTTACAATTTTGGTTTAATAGAAATATTGGTTCATCATTTCCCCTTGTTGCAACTGAATATAGTGATTTAGCCATTAAAGTAAAATTAAGAGATATTGGCCAATGTGCTTATATTGAACAAATACAAGACCAAATTTATACATTAGAAGATTTATGGAATGATAAAAATTATAAGCTAGAAATAAGTTTATTAGTAGATTATATATTTCTTGACGGACAAGAAAGAAAAAAATTTGCACAATCATCTCATGAATATTTAATTGAAAATATACAATCACAAACAGAAACACTAACCGCACAAATACTTAAAACAAATTTACCAACAGATATTATAAATTATAATGTTATAACTAATGTACAAAATTATAATATAAAAATGGATTTACGACATCCAGTAAAACAATTATTATGGACGTTCCAAAAAAAAATATTTTTAGATAATAAAGGGGGGACTTTAAAATGTATTTATGATAATTATTCTTTAGAACCATATGTTGATATTGATCCACTTATAAATGCTTATATATTATTAAATGGTTATAAAAGAATAGATAAAAATGTAGGAACTGCTAAATATTATAATTTAGTTCAAGCATATCAACATGATACATATATTCCAGAAAAGGCTGGTATATATGGTTATTCTTTTTCTTTATATCCTGAAAATATACAACCATCTTCTACATGTAATATGAGTAGATTTTTAGGACAACATTTATTATTTGAATTAAATGGAAATATGTTTTATTATTTAGAATCAGATATAGACCCAGATATACCACAAGATAATATAGAACCAACTGATTATAAATATACTGATGTAGTATTAAACATTTATGCAAGAACATATAATTTGCTAAGAATAAGTGGTGGATTTGCAGCTTTAGCATTTACTTTTAATTAAAGTTACTAATATTTTATTAAAGTTAACTAAATAATAGTTAATTTTTTTTTTACTATTTAAATATAATATATTTTATTATTAATATATTTTAATATATATGACTGGTGGATTATTACAACTTGTAGCAATTGGTGTTGATAGTATATTCTTAACATCCAATCCATCTATTACTTTATTTAAGTGTGTATATCGTAGATATAGTAATTTTAGTTTAACACAACGAACAAAACAAATATTAAATATTACAAATTTTGGAGAAAAGGGAGAATATACTTTACAAAAAGAAGGAGATTTAATTCATAAAGTTTGGTTAAAAATAGATATATCAAATTTTTTTTTAAAATATCCAGATCCAACGTATGAAAATATTAATATTATCCTTAATTCATATGGATTAAATATAAATATTAATAATGATCCAACATTAATTGATTATGTGAATATTATTATTCCTCAAATTTTAAATGAATTACATAATTTTGTTAATAAATTTAATACATTAAATAATTATATTTATTATATGTATAATTTTATAACAAATTTTGATATTAATTCATTATCATTGGATACATTATATAATGATGATAATGCATTAGTTGGAAATATTAATATTAATAATTATACTAGTATAAATAAATTATTGTCTGATATTTATCATAATTTTAATGATTACATACAAAAAGATACATTAAGTATCGATGATATATTCTTTTTAATTTTACGTTCATATGTATCTGACATAAATAAAAATAATGATATCAAAATTTATAAATATTCTGAAATTATTGATTTATTTTCAAATCAAATTATTAATAAATTAACTTATACTATTGGCGGATTTGATACTTATGATAATACAAATACAACTATAAATTATAAAGATTCTGCATTTTATGACTCATTTAAATTAATATATATAATTTTATCAAGTCTAGATAATATATTAATATCAAAATATATCGGATATACTTATCTTGAATATTTTGCATCACAAATACAAAATTATAATATTAACAATTATAATAAGTTAGAAAATTACATTACATTAACTAAATTTTTAAATAATATTAATAATACACCTATGGGTCTATTAGGAGCTAAATCAAATGTTATTACAACTGATAAACCTTTTACAACTGAATATAAAAATATGTTATCGAATACAATGATTTATAATTCTTTTTATAATATTGATATTATCTATAATAAAATATTAATTAATTTATTGCAAAATAATACACATAATAATAATCAAAATAAATATCATATTGCATATTATAAAACTTTTACAAATAATGTTTCTGATTCAACTATATTTACAACCACTTTAGGAACTAATTTATATGGTTTAAATGATAATCTATTGAGCATATTTAATAAATATAATAATCCAAATAATATTTATCAGATATATTTTGCAAATGAAATAATAAATAATATTATTAATAAAAATAATTTAATAAAATTACAATATAATCATAATACATATATAGGATATTTTGAAGATGTAAATATATGGAATAAAATTAATTTAGGTTCAACTAATACTCAAATAATTTTATCTAATCTAGCACTTGATTCAAATAATAATATTATTAATACATCTTTTACATATAATAATAATACATATACTGTAAATCAAAGCACCATGAATATATATAATACATATATAGATAATTCTAATATAAATTTATTAATACCAAATACATTATTGAATCCATTAATATTAAATAATTTATATTTATTAAATTACACACCTCTCAATACAATTAGAGATATTGCTACTGAAATTTATAATGAATTTATAGGTGATAATACTATTACAAATTTAGATATATCCCAATTTGATTATCGCGATTTTGATGAATATACTACTAAGAATCCAAAAATCACATATCAAAATAGTCAATCAAATATTCATTCTAATCAAACGTTAAAAATGAATTTATATCAACAATTTATATTTAATATATTATTACAAACAAATAATACAAATAATACAAATAATTTTAAATTATTCAATCAAGATTTTTTGACAAATTTTGTATCAACTTATGCTAATTCTTCTCGAAGTATAATCACAGGTATACTTCAACCAGAAAATCTATTCACTGTACAATTTACAAATCTTAAATTACCACCAATAATTGCAATCATTGAATCTTATAGATATGATATTATGCAAAAATTTACAACCAACGAAAACTTTAATTATATTTATACAAAATTAGATGGAATATTAAATAGATATAATATGTTTAAAAATATAGATAATCTAAATAATCAGGATTATTCATATAATTCATATGTATTAAATGGCTATTCTTTTGCAAATATTGAAACAAATACACAACAACAATTAAAAACTACTAATTATGTTCACGCAGCAAGTTCAATTTGGTCATATATTAATCAAATAAAAATTCGACAATATAATTCTTTATTTAATAATATGTTAATATCGCAAAATTATTATTTAAATAATCTTGGGTCAAATTTTATTTCGACATATGATAATATAAAAATAGGTTTAATACAAAATAATTATAATTTTATCGATGGAACAAATATATCTAATTTAAAACAAACATATTCATATGATATTTGTGAAAATAAAATATATTTTTATGATGATAACAACATAAATTCTATTTATCCAATCGACACATTAGGATTTGATTATTATTCATTTGGAGATAATGTTAATTTAATTAATATAATACAACCATCAACATCATCAGTAATTATACAAAATTTATTAAATAAAATATCAGATTATTCGTCATTACAATCTAATTTAATTAATTTAACTAATTTAAAACCGATAGATTTACAATATATTTATACAAAACTCAAATTTGGATTCAATATTACAAATAATACAATTAATTATAAACAATTAAATAATCCATATAAATCAAATCTAACAAATATATTAAATATTAATATTCCATTTAATCCAGAATTAACATTAAACAATTTAATTAATTTAATTAAAAATAAATTATCAAATAATTTATTATTACCTGAACAAAATATATTAAATAATATTACTTTTAATAATACACAGTATCCTATTTTTAGCGATGTTCTCAATATATTATATGATGTTATAAATATATATACATCTTCAACAAATCCATATACATCTTCAACAAATTCATATTTTAATTATAATTTTTTAATTCCAAAATATAATAATCTGATAACTCAATATATTATTCCAACATATATCAAAACATATATATCAAACTTATTATTAGACATAGATACAAATCAATATATAATAAGTTTATATAACAATTATAGTAATCTATCTGACATAATTAATTATTTAATAAATACTATTATTAAACAATCTGAATATAAATTTATTTATGATAATATTAATTTTGATCTTCAAAAAATTATAATAAATATATTTAATAATTTAATTCAACAAAAATATAAATATTTAAATTTAATTTTAAATCTATCAATAATAACCGATCCCGATCCATCAAAAAATATAGATATTAATACTCCATCTATAGATTATAATTCTGATATACCATATTTAAATTATCTATATATGCATCCCGAATTATTCTCTGATCAAACTGATATAATATATAATAATTCAAAATTAGATATATTATTAAGAAATATAATATCACAAAATCCAGTTTCATATTGTTGGGTTCCAGAATTGGGTTATCGGATATTAGAAGATTTAACATTTAATTTAGATCAATTATTAATTGATGAATATGATTCTAATTTATTAAGTCTCATAAAAAAAATACATATACCATATGATCAATATGTTGGTTTAGATAAATTAATTGGGAATACTCCAGAATTAACAACATACAATCAATATAATAAAGGTAATATTAATTTATATATTCCATTAAATTTTTATTTCTGCAAAGAATCAACATTATCAATGCCTATGATTAATTTATTATATACCAAAGGTATAATTAAATTTAAAATAAGAAATTTAAATGAATTATTAATCTATGATAAGAATGCTATTTTTATAAAACAACCTAAAATCAAATGTAATATGTTAGTCCAATATATTTATTTGGAAGACGATGAAAGAAAAAAAATTGCTTCATCAAAAATGGAATTTTTAATAGAGAAATATAAATTTGCCAATTCATATAGTTATAATTATAAAAACATTATAGAACAAAATATATTAAGAACTAAACTTCGTGTTGCTGACCCTACAAAATATATTTTATGGAGATTAAGAGTAAAATATAAAGATATTAATGAAAATAATTATAAATGGAATATTAACGGTTATTATGATTTAACAGGAAAACTAATACCAACAACTGATATGATTAAAATTTATTTTAATGGATTAATTAGAGAACAATATAAACCAGCATTATTTGATACTATTGGCCCATATACACGATGTATAGGTGATATCAATGAAGGGGAATATATATATAGTTTTGCATTATATCCTTTAATGTATCAACCAAGTGGTTCCGCAAATTTGTCACAAATAGAGGATGTAATAATAGAACATCAATTAACTGATAATTTTATAAAACTAATGAAAGAAAATATGTTAAATGTTGAAATGGAATTTTGGGCATTCGGTTATAATGTTATGCGTATGATTAGTGGATTAGCTGCACCAATATTTTATTACTAAAATATAAATGAATTTATGAATTTATCTATCAAACATAATTGCCCCTAAACCATTTGATATACGTAATATATTATATGTTTCTGCATATGATCTAAATATTCCTACATTTTTTCCAGATAATATTTTATTTATATTGTTCATTTTTATTTCTATTTTTTCTATTTTACTCATATTAGATGAACCACATTGTTGTGTAGTAACAGGGTCTAATGTAAAAAAATATGCATTTGTTCCAGCTGGAGGAGGATTTATACATTTTTCATATACTTGATTCAATCTAAAATATTTTGAATCTCTTAATGATAATCTTTCTTGACTATTGAATAATATAGTATCATATGTAATTAAACTTTGGTCAAATCCATATAATGGATCACCAACTTTTATGTTGTAATTATTTATATCTTGTGGTATTTTATGTCTATATGTTTCTGTATAATTATAATAATCATTATTATTATATAAATATTCTTGTTGTAATATCCAAATTATATATTTACATGGATTATCTATATTTAATCTAACTGAATCAGATGGAGCAGTAATATTTTGAGTTTCATTATAATATACTTGTTCTATTATATAATCATGTTTTGATTGTGAAAATTTTAATCTTTCATCTTCATCTACAAAAATATAATTTATTAATAAATAAGTATCTCCTAATACTAACGATGATAGTTTATTATATTTATATGTTGCTGGATTAATTATAGATGATTGTGATTGTATTGCTGGAGTTACATAAGCACCGGATGTTTGACCAATAATTCTATATATTGATTGATTTGTTACATTTGGTGATGGTATAGGTTTAAAATTTGATGTTGTTATTAAACTATATAATAATCTTTTTTTTATTGAATCATATCCTGCAAATATACCAGCACTTATTAAGCCATTTATTTCTTGTTGAATATATTCATATGGATAAAATGCTGCAAGATCATCATTACAATATAGAGAATGTGTAGGAGTTGTTATTATACATTCAGACCATGGACGCAATGATAAATTAATTTTTACATCACTATATAATAGACTTATTAACGGTAGAGCATTTGAACTCGATCTACAAAACCAAAATTGTAATGGTATATATAAAGTAAATGCAGATTTAGAATTTGAAAAATTTGTTAATTCGGGTACGTCTCCTATCATTCTTTTATATGCTGGTTCGTTTGCTTTTTTATTAAACATTTGATTCCATAACATCATCCATTCACCAAAATGTTTGCAAATTTGTCGCCCATTAATTTCTATATCAATTGTATTTATAATACTATAACCAATATATCGAACCCATGCAACTTTCACATTTGGATCATCAAATGCAGGAATATCTGGTAAATTTATTATTAATGTTGTTTTTTCCATAAGATCTCCATGTTTTCCAATATTTGAGCTTACTTGTGTTTCAAAATCAGGAGTTTGTATAAAATTTTGTCTGATTTCTTGTCTAGCAAAATTAGTATGTCTCTTATATACTACTTTAAAATATGTTATTTGTGGGTCATTAGTTAAAAATATATCTTCAATTCCAGTTGCTACTAATTGTAATATACTACCTGTCATAATATAATAACATTTTATATTTTTAATATATTATTTTTCTAATATATTAAAAAAATTAATCAAGTAATAAATTTTATTTTTAAGCAATACGAAGATGTGCTGTTGGTACATTAATATTTGTAAGGGATAATGGTCTAAGAACTTGATCAATAAGAGATGTCATTAAACCGATGTTTTCACGAGTAATACGGCTTACACAATTTTGAAGATTGGATACAGTTGATTTATATGTAGAAATATTTTTTTGACTTAAATCTTCAACCATTTTAAGAGAAACTTCACCAAGACCAATATCAACTGCATCTGAAAGTCTAACAAAAGCAGCTAAATCTTTAATGTATTTATCAAGATCATTATTATTCTTTTCTAATTGTTGAAACGCTTGTTCAATACGTTGTTTATCGGCATCAACTAAAGTTTTTCCTTTTTTTTCCATACTCTTCATAATTATTTCGTAAATTTTTCTCATATTTTTAACACTTTCACATTGACCACCACCTACCATTTTCTTTTTGCCACCGCCGTTTAATGAAAAATTAAATGGCATTCCCATACCAGGGACAACGCCTTGTAATCTGAGTAAATTTGTGAAATCTTGATTTTGTGAAATATTGCGGAGTTGAGTGGAAAAAGAATCAAGATAATTTGGAAGTAATGCGTCCGTACTTGATACTGATGGTTTGTAAAAATATTTAAGTTTATTATCTTTAATATATGTTTTACCTACCATATCAGAAAGAGTCGATTTACTATCTTTACGTCCATCTTGTAAAATAATTTTATTTTTATTAACTAAATTAATTAAACCACGGATATAATTAAGGAGATGTTGGTTTTTGATTAATTTATCATAAACTTCTTCACCATTATCTTCACCAAGAGATGCAACTAAACGAGATTTAATACCTGCTAACCACATAGTATAATGTTCAATATCTTTGCTATCATAAGAAACATGGAAAGTGTCGAGAAGTTTTTTTACAATAGTTGGATGAACGTTAGTTAATTCATGCTCCGGAACGTTAAACATATCACTTGCACTAAATTTATCAATACATCTATATAATGCACGTTTATCACCAGATAAAAGACATTCATAAACTGTACCAGAATTTTTAATGCGTGTAGAATATGATGTGTCACGGTCAGAAACTTCGTCATCTTTTACCTCTACTTCTTTACCGTCTACAACTCTAACTAATTTACCATCTTTATTCATTTTATATGTTGCACCTGTTGCAAGATCATGAACACCTAATGGAGTATCAGCATGAGCATTAGATAATTCTGATTTGGCTGAAAGCATAAGTTTTTGGACAAATTCTGGTACAAGATCCCAACCGTCAACAAATACACCACCATGTTGTTTTCTTTTTCCACCAAAAAGACTGCCTTCCCGCGATACCTCTGCAGGAAGTACCTCTGCAGGACGTACCTCTCCAGGACCACGTGAAATAGGACCTAAAACATTAGTTGGAGGAAGAAGTGTATAAGGACGTGAAGCAGTACCTGTATAAGTACGTGA